ATACTTGCGTGTTTCAAGACTCTTTAGCATGTTCTCATTGTATTCATCACCAAAATTATCTTTAGCATTATTTGCATCTTTGTAATCACTGTCTAACAGTGTTTCATATTCTTCTTCTTTGATTGCTTCTTCACGAGCAATCTCTTCAGGATGGTCACTGTTAATTACTACCAAGTGACTTGCTGGAACACCAACAACTTCACTTATGTAAGAATATAGTTGATATGCTGTAACTGGATAATTTAATTCTGCATCCATGATATACACTTCTGAATTGTTTAGTGTTTGAAAATCCATTGGATGTTCTTGAATTGGTGTACGCTTTGGCTTACTTAGACTTGAAACTTCATATTTTTCAAGTGCAGATTCTAGTGCATCCATTGTTTCGCTACTGCACTCCTGTGCCATTTTAATACGAAACTTGTATTTTTGCTCGTTCTCAACAAGATAACTCTTTAAACTTTTCATCGCAACATTCCTTAATTATGTGTGTGTATTTATTACTTTTCTTCGTTATTGTCGTTATTCCTTCCAAGGATTTCCATAAGAAGTTGATTTCTGTCAACTGATTGTCCCTGCCCATCTTCAACATCTTCGCCATTGGCTTTTGCTTCTTTAGCAAGTTTAGCATCCAGTGTTGCTTTTTTAAGTTGCAAGTCTACCATCCTTAGTTTCTTGTTAATTTTTGCACTCTTAGCAGTCAATGCTGTATCTAGCATACGAGCAGCATTACTGAAAATTTCACCACTGAAACGTGCTTCAACATTCATGCCTAGATCCATCAAATCTTTGAATGTATCTTGCGCTAGTAGTGCAATGTCATCCATCTCTTTGTCACTGGTATCAAGTTGTCTAACACTAGGTAGTGCCGCGTCAATTTTATCTACATTACTAAGTGCTGTTTGTAGCGGATGAATATCATCTCCAGTTATTGCTTCTACTACTCTACTATTTTCTTCTGCTGTTATATCTATCTCATCTGCAGGTGCAACATCGAATAATTCTTCTAATTTTTTTGTCATAGTTCTTCCTAATTATTTAGATACCAGTTTAATTCGTTATCTCTTTCCCCAAACAATATACACAAAGGTCTTATAGTATCGCTATCATTATATGTTGCATGTGCATAGTTAAAGTTAAAGAATACACCATGGTCTACATTAAGTAAGCCGCCGTGGCTGACCTTAAAATAATGTCCGGTAGTATCTGGTGCTAGATCCAATATAAAACTACAAGGACCCTGCAGGTATTGTTTAGTGTGTTGCTCGGTGTGTATATCTGCATGCGGAGCAAATGTTTCACCTGGATATTGTGTTTGCAATACAACTCCGCCCATTCTTTTGAATCCTAATATTTTACAAAGACGTTGTAATTCCTCACCAGGTAAGTCTTCAATTTCTGTCCAAGGTTCTACTTCATCATATGGGCTACTACGATAGCATTGTCTGCCGCCTTTAATAGGTTGTCCTTTTTTAGGAAATGCATATGATTTGCTATCTTTATTAAATCCGCACATTGCTTTCATTTCTTCATGCAGTTTAGATTTATTAATATCTTGCAGTATACTACTATCTAATGTTTCGTAAGGAGTGTCTACGCTATTTTTACGCCACCAATTTGGACCATTACTGTGACTAAAAAATCCTCTTATTAGTTCCGGGTAGTCGTCGCTGATATGAATTGGTAAGTCCACTGTGTGATCATACAGTTCAAATAAGTTGGTAGTAAAATGATCCATGCGAATATTTTCCAGTAATCTTTGCGACATTGCTCCTATGTTTGAATGTATCCAAAGTTCAAACTGTCCTTTTGTATATAATATTGTTCCCGGATTTGTTCTTTTGTCTGACTGTTCTTTAAACCATCCAGTGTACAACAATCTATTAGTATCATGCAAACTACTACTGTTTAAACTAATATCTTCAATTTTAAGTTTACTACCTGGATATTCAATTACTAGTTTATACCATCCGTAGTAAGGTAAGTCAAATTCTTCTCCTACAGTGAACTTAATTTTATTGTCGTTGATATCTTGCAAGTAATATACCTGCAGGTCTTTGTTTGCCTTGATGTCTATTAACATTCAAGTCTCCTTATATTATGGGGTCATTAGTACTTAGTACTAGCGTTTGCCGTTGTGAAAAATATCGTCTTCGGTAACTACTCTAAAGCGTAAACCTTTGTGCTTTGCCCATTTTGCGGCAGCTTCCCACTTTGCATGATTGATAGCGATAGCAAGTTTTTCTTTCTCACGAGTTTTTTCAGTTAGCATTGTTTGTGCTTTTGGTTTTATCTCAATGAGTTCTGCATGTTTTTGTCCGCTTTTGTTTTCATACATAACTATGAAATCAGGTACATAAACTGTTCCTTTACCTGTAAGTGGATTGCGATATGGTATTTGTACTGCTTCACTTGCCCAACTTATAACCGCTGGATTGTTATCGCAGAAACGCATAAAAGCATGTTCCCAACCACTGCGATAACGAGGTGCTTTGTTTCCGCTATACTTTTCTGGATTAGTTATAGTATATATACCATTGGCATATTTGCTACGACTAAACATTTACGCCACCACTTGGCGTGCTATATTCTCGTTTGGGATAATGTTTGCTTCGTAACCTAGCAGACTACTACTACTACGACTTAGATTTAAAAATGTAGGTATAGCACTTTTCAAATCACTTGTTTGTTCAAACTCTTTAATAACATCTAGTATAAGCATATTAAGTTCGTTTGCGGCTTGCACAGTTGCCACAGTCAATGCCGCTGCGGCTTGTTCGTTGTTAGTACGATTTAAAAAGAATACTTTTGCTGCTTCATACTCTTGATCTGTCATTTTGATAGGAGCAGCAAAGTAGTTTGCGAAATAATCTTGTACTCTCTGATCAAAGTTATCAGCAGGATTTACAATAGGTAAATTAGTTTCTTGTGCCATTATAGTTCACTCAATCTCTTTCGCTCTAGCAGATATTCTCTTTCAGATTCACTTATACTAGGGTTTGCTAAACGTTCGTCGATGCCGCGTATAACCGCGTCTCTATTGTTAGCATTTGTACTGTATGGCTGATAACGAGTAGTGTCGCTTATCTTGTTAGGGACACCTACTGTGCCATCGACTCTAGGAATAGTAGTAGCATATCCAATATTAGGAAGTTGTGTCAGCTCTTGTTGATTTACATATACTGAAGTTCCTATGTTTTGTCCTTGACTAGAAATACTGTTATTGGCAATTTCAGTTACTGTATTTTTTACTATATTACTTACTATACTTGTAGGATTGTTTATAGAAAATTGGTCTGCTTTTGGAGTAAACGGTACAAGAATATTACTTGTAGGTTTTCGTCCAGATTTTATATTATTAACAACAGTTCCTAGTGCAGTGCTTAATACACCGCCAATTGATATGTCAGATAGATTATCAAAAAATGACCCTTGATTATTAATTGTTGCTTTAGACTCAGCATTAAACAAATCAGTAGGTCTTTGACCGTTAGTATTAACTAACACACCATTAATAAATGCTTGCCCAAACTGTTCGCCATTACTTAGATCACTTGTTTCGGTATCATAGTGTACTTCACCAAATCCAGTTGGTCCGGCGCTGTTAACATACCCTGTTGCATACTTTACTGTTTCATATTGTAGTTGCATGGTATTTTGCAGTAGACCACCGTTTGCGTATGCATGGCTATCATGACTGAATGCAGTAATAATAGGATTAACTAGTGTGTACTCGGCAAACTTATGATTGTGCATGCTGTAGACTTTAATGTCTTTGAAAAAGCGTTTTGCACCACGTTGAAATCCCCACTGTTGTTGAGTTCGATTTGCATATCTGTCCTGTGTGTTATAACTGTTACTGTCTAAGTCATATGTAGCATCTGCGTTATAGAATACATAATATTTGTGCCATAGATTACGAATTAGTTCTTTAACATCATCATGGAACGATATCGTAACAGGATTATAACTAATCTTGTGATGTGTTTGTACTTGCCTGTTATATTGATTATGCGTTTGTACATCTATACTATAAGTTGGTAAGTCTATACTTTTCACTAGCAAAGGCATTTCAAGTTTTTCAACCGTATTAAACAGTCCTTGTGCATCTGCAGTAAAGTTGAATGCTACATGAAACAGATGCCCATGTCTTGGTTGTAGTTCGAAATTATTGTCAACAAAAGTGCGCGACGCATGTTTAAAGTCGCGCACAGTTTCGCCTTGTCCAATTGGTGATAGTAGTGGATTTACACTAGCCATGGAATACTCCTATTAGCCAGTAATAGTTTGACCTAGTGTTCTCGGTACTGCTGATCCAACGCCGTCACCTAATGGTGATTGTATAGCATTATCAAATCTAAGAGTCATTGCAACTGTTGCAGGCTCTTGACTTGCATAGTTTAAATCACCATAGTTGATATTTTGAATAAAGCAACCATAAAGTTCCCAAGTTTCTAGTACACTCGCTGTGTTTGCTCCGTTGCCACCGTCTAGTATTTCAAAACGTGTGATAAACTTGTAGTCAATACCTGAGTTAGCACTGCTTTGCTCCATCATGTCAAACTGTTTCTGGACTTGCTCTCCGCATAACTTAGTTACTGCACCATTTACGTCATCGCGTAGATTAACTGTAACTGTGTCCCACTGATGTTTACCTACCAAGTATATTCTACTGTTGTATACTGGAACTTCAAACTCTTCAAATGTTACACTAGGGCGTGTAATATCCATTACCTGCTTAGTAAGTTCTGTACGTGGAGTACTAATGCCAAAGTTCTCAAAGGTCGCACGAAAGCGATACTTTAGTTTTGGCATCAACAAGCCTTGACTTGCTGCACTCTGGTCGCCATCTAATGGCACTGTAAATTTTGTTAATGATGAAACAGACATGTCTCGCTCCTATAATTATTATAAAAGTATTTATCTAATTGTAGTCATAAAAAATGAGGGGCAATTACCCCCCATTTTATTTTTGTATTTTCTTAAACAGTACTTGCTGCCGCTATGTTTCCGCTTGCAATTTCGCCTGTGTTCTTAAGTCTAATTGGAATAAAGATAAATTCCGCCGCTTTTGAAGGCTCAATAGCAACATCAACATATAGTTCGTTACGATCGATTCTATCTGCAGTGTTGTTTGTGTCATCGCACACTACTAAGTAATCGTATACACCACGCTTTGCAACCAAGTCGTTAAGTGTCTGTTCAACTTGCTGTTTTAGCTCGTCTCTCGTAATCTTATCGTTTGGTTCAAACACATAGCCTGTAGCAATTGTTTGTAGTTGACGTCTTAAATAGCCAACTAATCTTGCAACGTTAATGCGATCTAGCGCACTACTACTTGTTGCACGAGTTTTGTTACCATAGTTAAGAATGCCACTACCATTAAAGAATGCAATTGGATTAACTCTGTTTGAATACAGCGTATCTCTTACACTCTCACGAATGTTATCAGTAACAAATGCACCTGTTACACTATTAATGTAGCCAATGCTTGCAACGTTGTCTACTAGTCCACGGCGTGTGCCTGCTGGTGCAAACCACGGGAAACTAATATCGTCACTTCTCGCAATTGTGCGTAGCATCATATGACTTGCCGGAACAACGATTGTGTTGCCGCTTAGATCATTTGATGCTGCACTTGGATAGAACACACTCAAGTACGGATCACTAGTAACTAGTCCATCTTCGTTGTTGTCACTTGCTGCCGCAGTGTTTGTTGCCCAGTTCTCAATAGCAGTACTTGTTGCTGCTAGTCTCATTGGAGCATCGCCTACTACAAATGCTGTGTTACGTCTATCGTTGTTTAGGCTTACCATGTTGCTAATTAGCTCTGGATAACCTGGTGCTGCAATAGTATTAAAGATTCTTGCATCTTCACGAAGCTCTGTGCTTGCATCAAGTGCAGATTTCATTGCGTTAACAACAATGCTACGCTGTGCCTTACGTCCAAATGTACTACCACTCTGTGTTACCCATGCATCCTTTTCCGTAGGAAGCGTTGGGTATGTATTTGTATCACTAAAGTTAGTGCGTGAGAAGTAATCACTCTTAAACTGCTTTACACCGTATGTACTACGTCTTGTGTTAAACAATAACATACCACGTGGATAAATTGTTGGATCTGGACGATCAATATCAACTATATCACTTGTAAGTAAACTTGCGGTTGTTGCGATTGTGCCAGTAACAACATCTGTTGTTGTGTCACCAATAAAACGTGCATCAGCAAATATAATGCCGTTTTCAGTTGTTGTGTCTGTTTTATCAATTGCTACCCATGTTGCTTCACCACTTACTGTTTGGCGTCTATAAAGTGCTGGATAGTTTTCTAAATCACTTGTGTCAATCCACAAATCACCGTTAACCAGTGCAGTGGTATCAACTTGTGTAGTTGGTGCTGTTGTGCTAAAGATAACACCTGTTGCATCTGTTGATGCAAGATCAAAACCACGTGTGTCAGTTACATTTTGATAACCTTGCCATATAGTACCATTAGAAATCATAATGTCTGCTTCAAATCCGCCTGCATACCAATAAGTATTGTCTGTTGGATTTGCACTTGGTGCGCTTGACGATGCAGTGTATGTGTCTGCAACCCAATTACTTGCAATAAGGTCACTATCATTACCTGCACGAACTTGTCCAGTTATAATGCTTGTTGTAATACCTGCATCTGTTAGTGGAGTACCACTTGTGTCTTTAAGTACAATTACACCGCCTAGTGCATGTGTAATTACCAAGTAACCGCCTGAGTTAACACTTGCACTTACGCTTGCAACGCCTGCGCCGTTAATATCACTTGCAATGTCTGCAATACTTGTACCACTTAGTGTAACTGTTACTGCACTGCTCAATGCTGTACTGTTTGCTACACTTGCGCTGATTGTAAATGTGTTGCCGCCTGTCATTGGTGTCGCGTCATTAACTGTACCAGTTACGGTTAATGCACCTGCGCTATAACGCTTGAACAACTTGTAAGTTACTGTGTCATTTTCAGTTACATCATACTGTATATAAAAACTGCCTGCTGTAATAGCACTGCCGCCTGTTGCGTCTAGGTTCTTAAGTGCAGTTTGATCGTTTTCGTATGCAGCTGCAGTACCAGAAAGAAACGATGCTGATGCTGTACTGTAAGTACTTACGTCTGCTAAGAATCCGCTGTTACTGCTTGTAGTCTTAACCCATACACTACCTGCTGGGCGAGGTGTTGTGTCTGATGACTTCCACGCTGGAACAGTATAGTGAGGATCCTGTGCAATCTTTGGTCTTGCATATGTGCCTGCTGTTAAGCCTGCATCTGTAAGTATTGTACCAGTGTTGTTAGCAAGAATGATCTGCTCACTTGCTGCTGCACTTGTTGCATAAAGTTCAATCTTGTTACTTACTACTGCTGCAGTAACGCCTGTGATTGCTGCTGTGTTAATGTCACTTACTAGACCTGCTAGTGTTTGTGCAGTTGTAGTTACAGTTGAACCGTTAATGTCAATACTGTTGCCAATTGTAAAATCGTTGCCTGTACTTGCTACTGTGCCAGCGATTGTTGCATGTGCAACCTGCCATGCTGCACCGCCTACTAGTACCCAAGCATTGCTGCGGTTCTTGTAGTAAACAGGATTGCTAGTATTTGTTGCAACTAATGCATAATCACCAATTGCACCAATTGAAGTTTTCGGAACACCGCCTGTTAGATCAGTTGTACTTGTGATTACTGTTGGAACTTTGTTAGTAAACACACCTGTGCTTTGGTTCCATTCAAAAATACCCCAGCGTGTATCTGTGCTCATATCCCACCAAACTGTATCAGCAGTTGGATTTCCTAGTGGACGACTTGTGCTACTTACTAGTTCTGCAAGATCAATATCTGCACGGATAACATATGCTCTATTGCTTACACCAAGTAAACTGTATGCTGCCATCAACCCGTATTCATTAAGCTCGTATCCGTTAATTGGTGTGCCGCTTGCTGTGTTATAAAATGTTGGATTACCAAAGGTTGCTGTAAGTTCTCTTTGACTTCCTATCAAGTAAGTACTGCCGGCATTTGCTGCAGTTGTTCCTGCCGCTGTGCCTGTGCCTGTCCCACTTGTTTTATCTTGTGCAGTTGCAACAACAATTGTTGCTACAGTGCCTGCTGCTGATGGGGTATAGTTACTTTCATCAATTACCGTAACTTCTACACCTGGTGATATTAGTGCCATGTTTTTCTTCCTCAATCAAGGTTTTATAATTCGTTATAACTATTTATAAGAACACCCTAAAAAACCCCGTATTTGACAAATACCTTTAAAGGTCCGTGTTAAATACACTATGAGACCTATTTGTGAGACATGCGGGCAACGCCCTAAAGCAGTAAACTATCGAAAAGACGATAAAGTTTTTTATAGAAAACGATGCGAACAATGTTTGAAATTGCATAAGCCTGTAAAGCCATTATGGGTTGATAGCGGATATAAAGTCAAACGAAACTGCGAGGCTTGCGGATTCAAGCCCAGCATAAGAAGCCAAGTTACTGTGTTTTACATTGATGGTAATTTAACTAATGTTGCTAGTAGAAATCTCAAAACAGTTTGCTTAAACTGTAATGCCGAACTAGTTAAGACAGGCTGGAAGCGAGGCGATCTAACACCTGACTCTTGAGTTTTTCTAAACTAGAGTTGTTATGGATTATATTGTTAAACTTATCGTCTGAGTCTGCCCATTTGTATTCACTAGTATGGATATCGTAAGCCATCATTAGTTTAGTTCCAGTGTTATTGTCTACAACAGCACTGCTCCACCATTCAGGNAATTCACCGCGTTGCACCCACCAAATTTCTCCGCCAATATCACGAATCATTTGTTGTTCATTGCGGAAACGCACATCGGGAACTACATAGTTACCGGGATTTTCAAGTATTTGTTTTTTAAGTAGGCTTACCCAGACTCCGTCATAGAAGCCATTACGCATGCAATCAGTACCAAATAACTGAAGAACCAAACGAGGAGTGATTTCCATTTTCGTTTCATCAGTCCAAAAGTCGTCTCTTCGTTCTCGCCAAGCTCTTGACTCATCTGTGTCTCCTTCGAGCATTGCTCTATCCCAACCAAAGATTGTGCTTACGCCATCTTTGAGCTTGTCAGCAAAACTTACTTTAGTAAATCCTTGTTCAACTAGTATATCGCCTGCAGTCCCTTTACCAGAACCAATCAGTCCACAAATTCCAATAATCATATTAGTTGCTTTCTTATCTCTTTGTAAGGAACTTCTTGTTTTACTAAATTACAAATTTTTTCAATATCGCTATCAGGATTGTTTATCATGTATTTGTTTTGTTCTCGCCATTTGTTATAGATATCTATATCAAAATTATATCCTAGTATACTATTATACTGTAAATTTATCCAGTTGTCTAATAGAATTTTGTTTTTTGACTTATGTTCTACAGCATTATGCATGTAATGAGTAACTGCAAGTTGATATATTGCATATCTATCAGCTTCAACTTTATCTTTTTGTTCTAGTATTCTATAAAATTTATTTGTTTCTCTCATATACCTACAATGATCGCTGTAAAGTTTATAAAAAACTGCAGCACATGTAAAACTTAACAAATCGTTTGTGCTTTCGATATCAGTAATGTAATCGCTGTAGTCATCTAAAAAACTATCATAACAATGAGTTCCTATGATATGAGTCTGTGTATCGTTAATAACTTGATCAATTTTTTTTGCTGTTGCAATAGGATCATCTACTGTATTTGCTTTGCTGGTTCTCAGTTCATACAAAATATGCTGTGAATCATTAATAGTGGTAGCCTGACCAGTATCTGCTATAGATTCGTAAATGACATTACTCAATAACTGCTTGTTAGCAGATAATACGGAGGCAAGAATTGAGTCCCCAGCATATCCGCCTTCCCAACGCAAAATTTTCAACATTTAGTTTAACCTATTATAAATGAGAGTGGATCACTGCCGTCGACATAGTTGCGAAGTTCTTCATCAAGTTTGTCTATTTCAACTTGGGCTTCTGCTTTTAGTGCGTCACCGTTAAGACTTGTGCCGCCTTGCGGTCCTGCAATAGTGCTAAACTTAGAACGTGCTTCACCTAGTGTATACTTTGCAAGTGCTAGTGCATAGTCTTGAATCCAAGGGCCAGCATGTCTGTCCTGCAACAATCTGCTTTCTGGACGCAGGTTGTAAGTCCAAAGTACAATCTGTTCGCCATCTGCACTAAACTTACGAAGAAGTGTAATTACTTTAGTAACCGGATTAAATTCAAAGTTAACAAAGCCGCCAAATAATCTAGCACTTAATTCTTGGTATTGATAGTACATTTCATATGTTGCCATTCCGCCAATACGTCCACTTTGTAGCAAGTAAGTATTCTGAAATGCTGCTTCAAATGGTTCAAACTGTGTGCCAGTATCACTACTTCCACTGCCAACACTGCGTCTAAATGCTTGACGTACTTCTTCAATTTCGTCAGGCAGTGTATACTCTTGCTGTTCTTTGACAACACTTAAAAATACATATGAACTTTCATATGCATTTTGACTACGTTGACGAAAGCGTTTTAGTGCTTTATCAATACTATTATCATAGTGTACCGGGTCAAGTTCAACATCGACCATTCCATCGCCTAAACGATAACGAATGTAGTCTACTGTGTCTGCTCTTAAAGATGCTAGTGTTGCCATAGTGTGTTCCTGTTCTTACACACTATTTATTACTTTACTGCTTTAAGAATCACTGTGTCAGCGTTGAAGCGTCCGTTAAGTTTTGTTTCAACACCTTTGATGTTGTCTAAGAACTTACGCAACTGTACCTTGCCACTTTTGTTAAACTCTCGCAATTGCTCCTCAGGCTTACGCAGTGTCTTTGCAATACTTTGCTTCTCATCGAAAAACTGCAATGTAGTTCCTTTGACCTGAAGTCTATCGTGTTCTCCTGCAACATACTTGCCTAGTTTGCGTGTCTTTACATTAAAGATCCAAACTTCACTGGCATCAATAATATCTGCAGGATTTATGCTGGCTACTTTATACTTTTCGTCGGTTTTACAATACTTCATTTTTGCTACCAACTTGTCAGCACTCTTAGGCTTAGGTGATTTAGTCTTGCGATTTGCTTTACTCTCTGCTGTAATTAAATCACATGCACCAATAATACCTTGAAACAATTCTACTGCTTTTTTTACTTCTGCTTTACCAAGATGTGCATATGCTTCACGCAACTGATCATCCTGCTCTTTAGCAGGTTGCTGTAGCATAACATATTCTGCAAGAATAGTTTCGTAGTATGCACGAATATGTCTAGCATGCGCTTGATTAATTTGCTTACTGCGGAAGAACTTTATAGCATCAAACTTTTTAAATGCCTTAGGATCTTGGATAAACTCATCAACTGTTTCCTCAATCTCTGCAATAAAGTTGCCACTTACTTCCTTGATGCGCTCTTGGATATTAGGAACATACGCATTAGTAGGCTTTGCTTTTTCTTCTGCTTTTGCTTCATTGGCAATTAGTTTACCTGTTTCAGCAAGACTTTGAAATTTGCCTTCCATCCAATTGTGACTATCTTCTGGCACTTGATCTGCTTTATCATTGTTGATATAGTGACAATAACAAGCAATATTGCTGTACTGCAAACGACTGTCTGGATTCTTAAGAATCTCAGTTGCAGTTGCTTTGTCAAACTTTTTCTTTACATACTGTTTGATTACAGGTATGTATTCTTTTTTATCAACGTCAAAGTGAAAGAAGTCGCAAGCACGCCGGTAATTGTCCAGCGGAGCAGCTCCTGCGCCATTTGTTTTACGGCGAGCAACGGGTGCTTTTTTACGCTTCAATGTTTTGCCTTTAAGAGCAGTTAGTGCCATGTTCAATCTCCATCTGATTTTCAAACATTCTTACTTCGAGTTGTTTAGCCTCAATCATCTTCTCAACTAATTCTAGTAAGAAGTTATTACTTATACCAAGTCGGATACCTCGAGCAACTGTCTCAAGATTATCAATATCATTTAGTGTTTCGTTCATTACACAACCTTTCCGTTGGCAACAATAGAGGTCAACATCAAGCGAACCTGCTTCAAGCGGCTTTCCAACTTGCGAACTACTTTTGGATTGTTGGTACTAGCAACTTCTTGCATAATAAACGCAGGAAGCAAACGCAACTGTCTATCAACAACTGTTTGCTGATCTTCTGTGCTAAGTGCTACAATGAAATCTTTAAATTTTGCATTACTAACCATAATGTATCTCTCCTCAACATCAACTTACTATATTAATATAGCACATCTAGAGAATGTGTCAACCTTTTTTACAGTTGTTCGACTGCGTTTTCTTGCAAATCTACTATTGCAACAACATGTCCGGGTTGCACCGCATAGTTTGTACAAGCATTGCTTGCATCCTCAAATGTAGCATAAAAATCCGACTGCTTTGTTGTAAAGTTTACAATTGCGTACATACTTCTCTCCTCTGTTTACTATTCATAATAGCACAGTTAGAGAATGTGTCAACCTTTTTTGAGAGATAATTTATAACTTCCTGGATTATGTGGGTTATTTGACCAGCTTCGGACGTGAGGATGTTGGCTTGCCCAGGCTTGAAACTCATGCATTATTGCACCTTGTCCTGTTATAACCACAAGAGATTTATAGTTATCATAGTACGCATCAGTTACTTGAGTATTAAAAAATTGCCAAGCACTGTGTACAGTATGTCCATGTAAATCCAGTTTCATCGAGTTATTTATGAACGATAAATACTACGCAATAAGGAATAGACATGCCAAGAATAAGTTTATGGAAAGATGGTGCTCACACCAACGATTATCGTTTCTTTGATAGAAGAATGAAAGAAATGTTCACCATTGGTGGTACTGGTATTAATGTACACAAATACCTAGGTGTTACGAGCCAAGGGTCCAGTGATGATCCAAGTCAACCTAACTACAGCGAGCCAGATCCGCTAGGCATACAAGACTTTTTATTCCTTGAAAATAGAGATAGAACATACGAACAAGATGTATATGCACTTCGTGGTATATACAGTGTAAGTGATACAGACTTTGATTTATCACAGTTTGGATTGTTCTTACAAAACGATACAATGTTTATTACATTTCACGAGAATGATATGCTAAACAATATTGGACGTAAACTTATGGCAGGTGATGTTATCGAACTTCCTCATCTAACAGACTATAGCGCACTTGATGAAAGTGTTGAACTTAGTCTTAAACGCTATTATGTAGTACAAGAAGGTAGTCGTCCAAGTGAAGGATTTAGTCCAACTTGGTGGAGTCATTTATGGCGTGTTAAGTGTACGCCACTAGTAGATGCACAAGAATACAACGATATCTTAAATGTATTACAAACCGATAAAGATGGCAATACAACAGACAACACCCTTCGCGACTTGCTTAGTACATACAACAAAGAACTTGAAATTACAAACAAAGTTGTTGCTGCTGCAGAAGCAGAAGTACCAGAAAGTGGATACGATACAAGTCAATACTACATTGTTCCTACTGATCCAGTAACCGGTGCGCCGTTAGAACCTACAGGTGTTAACGCAGATGATACAGAGTTAAATGCAGATAACACGGATGCTAGTGCAGACGCTAGACGAATTACACCACTTAATACTAATTCATACAGTGGTTACTTAGTAGGCGACGGGCTTGCACCTAACGGAGAACCAATTAGTATGGGTACTAGTTTTCCTGGAGATGCGCAAGAAGGTGATTATGTATTGCGTTTAGACTTTTTGCCTAATAGACTGTTTAGATATAACGGACAGCGTTGGACGAAAGTTGAAGATGATGTACGCAGTCCACAGACACCAGGCACAGGCAATACATTAAGAGACGGATTTATCAACAACACCGGCACGTTTACTGCAGACGATAACACTACTGCAACAAGTAGACAGTCGCTTAGTGATGCACTGAAACCTAGAGAAGATTAATGGCACAGCAATTCTTTTATGACGAACAGATACGACGTTTTCTATTGCAGTTTATTCGTGCATTCAGTAACTTTCAAGTCGAGTACGGCAAAGATAGAGACGGTAACACTACACTACTAACAGTACCTGTAAAGTACGGTGATGCTACTCGAATGGTAAGTAGCATTGTTCGTGAGAACAGTGAGAATAAAATTATCCCAACTCCAATGATGAGTTGCTATGTCACTGGCATGGAATATAATGCAGAGCGTAGACAAGATCCTACATTTGTAGATAAAAAACATATTCGTATGCGCAAATTTGATCCAAACACAAACGAGTATAGTACACAGCAAGGCAATGCATTTACTGTAGAACGACTCATGCCAGTTCCATATACACTTCAAATGAACTGCGATATTTGGACTAGTAACACTAATCAAAAACTACAACTAATGGAACAACTACTTGTATTGTTTAATCCAGCATTAGAAATTCAAAGCACAGACAATTATTTAGATTGGACTAGCCTAAGTTATATTGAACTAGCAAATGTTCAATGGAGTAGCAGGGCTATTCCTTCAGGAGTAGACGATCAAATTGATATTGCTACGCTGTCGTTTACTGTTCCAATTTGGTTAACTGCTCCTGCAAAAGTTAAGAAACTTGGCGTTATTAACAAGATTGTTGCAAGCATATATGACGAAAGCGGAAGTATCAGTGACGGTGTTATTGACAACAATCTATTACTAGGTGATAGAATGAAGTTTACTCCTATGAATTATGGTATCATAGTTTTAGGTAATACTGTTCAAATACTAGATCGCAATGAAACAACAACAAACAAGACTGACTATACACCTGTTAATGATCCTCCAACAAAAGTAGGAACAGACGATACTAGTTGGCAAGCACTTGTTAATCAATACGGACAACTTATCCCAGGCATTAGTCAACTTCGCCTAGAGCAGGGATCAGCAGAAATTGTAGGGACTATTGCGTTTCACCCCAGTGATCCCTACAAGCTACTATGGACAGTACAAAGTGACACTGTCCCAACAAACGATATTCCAGCAGTAACAAAGATTATCAACCCACTACGCAGTGCGCCCGATGCAGGTCTTGCAACTGCAACAACGGGTCAGCGTTATCTTATACTCAATGCTATTGGTGACACAAGCAACACTGACGGTGCGGACGCATGGAAAGACACAAGCGGCGGTGATCTTATAGCTAGTGCAAATGACATTATCGAGTATACAGGAACAGGATGGCAAGTGGCGTTTGACAGTAGTACCGATTCGGGTGTACACTATATGACTAATACCAATACAGGATTACAATACAAGTGGACCGGTACAGAGTGGATTAAATCTTATGAAGGTGAATACTTATCAGGAGACTGGAGTATCGTCATCTAACGCAAGTGTTGGAGCGTTATTTTTAAGTAAATTAACAAGTAGATATATGTTTGTATTGCGCAATGGTGCGCGGTATAATAGTATGTGGGCGTTTGTTGGCGGGAAAACTGAAATAGGCGAAACTGAATACGATGCACTACAGCGTGAGATTGTAGAAGAAATTGGCTTTATGCCGTTAATACTAAAAACTGTTCCTATAGAAAAGTTTACTAATAGTAAAAATAACTTTACTTATAGTACCTATGTATGTGTTGTTGAAGAAGAATTTATTCCAAAACTTAACCACGAACACAAAGGTTATGCTTGGAGTAAACTAGACAGTTGGCCCAAGCCTTTGCATCCTGGCGTATTCACTACGCTTCAAATTGAGGATATTGTTGATAAGATTAAAACTATTGAAAGTTTAATGTGCAATAGCACCTAGTCCTGCTAGATTAAAATATTGGTTATAATTAATTTCTTTAACATTGGGTGTCCAGTTATATGCTTCTGGCATCAATCCAACTTCTTTTGCTACATAATAAAATTCTACATCATTATATGTTAAAAATATTCTGCATGCTTCTTGAATAAGTTTTGCATTTGCGCTTTCAACATGTGTTTCTCGGTATACGTCATGTTCACCAATATAAATGTTATCATCTTCTTTATCATAGCAGGTCAT